ATACTTGTTTGCTGATTGGAGATTACGACAATGTCTGAAATATCTGAGGCAGGTTATGATTGCAACTGGATTGATCAATATGAAATACATTGGAGTTGTAAAATAGTGATTGTGAGGTAAATCACAGTCCACATATTGAGATGCATTAAACAATTAAGCGCAGAGGAGTTGGTACGCACATGCTAGGCTCTCGCTTTAGCATTTGGCCTAAAGCCAAAAATGCGAGCCGCGTTCGCGGTAAGCTCGCAAGGTGCTGGCGATTTGGGATAGCTATATGTTTAGCAACATTTTGGCATTTAGATTATGCACAATCTCAAGAACCTAAAACAAATCATTATCGTCAATGGGCATTTATATTATTAAATGACATCGACCAGTTTGACTGTTTAGATAAGCTATGGTTTAAGGAATCTAGGTGGGAACCAAATGCAAAAAATGGTAGTCATTACGGCATTCCGCAAGGCAAATCAGAATATTTACGAAAAGCAGATGGGTTCAAACAGGTAGAATGGGGTCTGCGATATATTTTAAATAGGCATAGGACACCATGCTTAGCTTTAGTGCATTACAACGCAAAGGGTTGGTATTGAGAACAAAAGAGTTAGGAAGTTATAAATGGAAGCGATTACGTTTACAAGTATTAGATCGTGATGGGTGGGTTTGTGCTATTTGTGGAGGTGTAGCAAATACAGCTGACCACATCTATCCACGTGTTAAAGGTGGCGATATGTGGGCATTAGATAATTTACAGGCGCTGTGTAATAAGTGCAACAGCTCAAAACAAGGCCGTTTTTTTAATAGGCAGCCGACCCCCCCTGTTTTTTTCGGCCGTCCTCTCCCCGAAACAGTCCAGATCGTTCCAGACTCACCGTTTGACAAACCAGAAGGGCTACAAAACAATGGAAACTAATGCAGAAGTAATACCAATCAAACGAGGGGCAGAATTACAAGGCTATAGTATGGCCCGTATACATACGCCGTTGCTAAATTGTGCGAATAAAGCACAAGATGTTATTGATTTAGCTAACAAATTGAATGCACCATTATTGCCCTGGCAAATTTGGGTATTAAAAGATTTATTAAGCGTTGACGAAAATGGCAAATACATCAAAAAATCAGGTTTATGTCTAGTAGCGCGCCAAAATGGCAAAACTCATTTGGCACGTATGCTTATATTGGCGCATTTGTTTTTGTGGGGTAGTAAAAACGTTCTAGGCATGTCATCTAATAGAAATATGGCATTAGATACATTTAGGCAGGTTGCTTGGATTATTGAGGACAACCAATTCTTGCAAGATCAAGTCAGGCAAATACGTTTAGCAAATGGTCAAGAATCTATAAGCTTATACAATGGCGCTCGTTATGAAATAGCGGCAGCTACAAGAGATGCACCACGCGGAAAAACAGCGGATTTTTTGTACATAGATGAGTTGCGCGAGTGGAGTGAGGAAGCGTTTACAGCTGCACTGCCGGTAACTAGAGCTAGGCCAAACGCCATGACTTTCATTACTAGTAACGCTGGTGATGGTTTTAGCACTGTGTTGAATACATTAAGAGAACGCTGTATGTCATACCCAGATGTAAGTTTAGGTTATTACGAATATAGCGCAAAACAGCATTGTAAAATTGACGATAAATTTGGCTGGATGTCAGCTAACCCTGCTCTAGGGTATTTGATAACCGAGGAAACTTTACGCGAAGCTATGTCTATAAATACTGTAGAGGCTACACGTACAGAAATGTTATGCCAATGGGTAAGTAGTTCTGTAAGTCCTTGGGTATACGGATCTATTGAAGCTTGTAGTGATAGCAACTTACAAATACCCGTAGGTCCATTTACTGTGTTTGCGTTTGATATAGCACCAACTAGACGATGTGGCGCTTTAGTTGCTGGTCAAATAATGAACGGCAAAACGGCTGTGGGTTTAATGCAATTATGGACTAGTGATATAGCTATAGATGAAATACAAATGGCAAGTGATATTGCTGAGTGGGCTAATAAATACAAACCGCATTATATTTGTTACGACAAATACGCCGTGCAATCTGTGGCTACCAAATTAGAGCAGAGTGGCTGGCGCATGCAAGATGTTAGCGGTCAAATGTTTTATCAAGCATGTAACGATCTACAAAACGCTATGGCAACGGGTAGGATGGTGCATAGTGGCCAACCAGATTTAGTGCAACACCTTGATAATTGCGCTGCAAAAACCTCTGATTTTGGCTGGCGCATTATTAGGCGCAAATCTGCCGGCGATGTTACAGCTGCAATATCGCTAGCTATGGTTGTTTATGTTCTAAACAAACCACAACAAACCGCGCAAATTATTGTCTAAGTTGCAACAAATGTTCCATTTATGGTATAACATACCAATATGGGTATATTGTCGGCTTTGGGTATAACAAAATCTAAAAATATTGTCCAAGGACAATATGCTCCTGCCGTAATGCTAGATGGCTACGGCTACAACAGCATTGGAACGCCATTTGGCTATGGCCCGATAGATCGCGCATTAGCTGTGCAAGTACCAGCTGTTAATCGTTGTGCAAATTTAATTAAAGGTGTTGTTGGTTATTTACCATTAAAACTTTATAGTAAAAAAACTGGTCAAGAATTACCATTGCCAATTTGGTGTGAACAACCAGATATTAGACAACCACGATCTGTAACAATAAGTGCAACAGTTGATTCACTAATATTTTACGGCCAAGCATTTTGGCGCATTACAGAAATGTATGCCGATGACATGCGACCAGCTAGATTTGAATGGGTAGCGAATAATCGTGTAACTGCACAAACAAATGCACGTGGCACAGAGATTTTGTATTACATGGTAGATCAACAAAAAGTGCCAATGATTGGTGTTGGATCACTCATAACATTCCAAGGTTTAACACAAGGTGTATTAATGACGGCAGGTCGCACAATACAAGCTGCGTTAGATGTTGAAAAAGCTGCAGCAATATCAGCTGCAACACCTATGGCTACAGGATTTATTAAAAATACTGGAGCAGATATGCCAGAGTCGCAAGTACAAGGATTATTAGCAGCTTGGAAGCAAGCGCGGCAAAATAGATCAACAGCATATTTAACAAGCACTTTGAATTATGAGGCGGTAGGTTTTAGCCCAAAAGATATGATGTATAACGACAGCGCACAATTTTTAGCAACACAAATAGCAAGGGCTATGAACGTGCCAGCATACATGATTAGTGCTGATATGAATAACAGCATGACCTATCAAAATATTATAGATGGTCGCAAAGAGTTTGTAGCTAATTCGCTACAACCATATATTTGTGCAATCGAGGATCGTTTAAGCCTCGATGATGTAACGCCACGCGGTCATGTTGTTAAATTTGCGCTTGAGGAAACATTTTTGCGTGCTGACACAATTAAGCGTTTAGAAGCAATAGAGAAAATGCTAAATTTAGGTTTAATAACAATAGATGAAGCAAAAGAGATGGAAAATTTGACACCACAAGGAAATGAGAGCAACGATGTTACTTACGTTCAGTAGTCAAGTAGAAGCTGCCGACAGCGAGCGCAGAATTATAGCTGGCAAAATTGTGCCATATGAGTCAGTAGGCAACACAAGCGTTGGGCCTGTTATATTTGCTAAAGATAGCATTGAAATAAGCGATCCTGGCAAAATAAAAATGTTATTACAACATCAAACAGAAAAGCCAATAGGTCGTATGCAAAAATACAACAAAACGGAAGACGGCATATATGCAAGTTTTAAGATCAGCGCCAGCATGCAAGGACAAGATGCGCTAACGCTAGCAAGTGAGCAATTAGTAGATGGCTTAAGTGTTGGCGTAGAAGTGACCCAATCAACAAACAAAAAAGATTATATATATGTTACTAAGGCAAAACTAAAAGAAGTTAGCCTAGTAGAGTCGCCAGCATTTGCAGAGGCGCAAGTTACCAGAGTTGCCGCAAGCGAAAGCGAGGCGGAGTCAACAAATCAACCAACTACGGAAAGTGAGGCGATAGTGGAAACTACCACAGAGCCAACAGCAACACCGGTGGTCGAGCCAGTAGAAGCCGCACGTCCAACAATTAGTGCGAACGTTTACACAGAGCCACGATCACCAATTAAAACAAATGCTCAATATTTAGAGCATTCAATCAAAGCCAAATTGGGTAACAGAGAATCAAATGAGTGGGTATTACATGCAGAGGCACAAGCTGCAAAAATGCTTACAGCAGCAGATGATTCTTTTTCAACCAACCCAGCATTTTCACCAACAATTTTTTCACCAACAGTTATTGACACATTAATTGGATCACGTCCAGCTATTGATGCCATTGGTGTTCGTGCAATTCCTGCTAGCGGTATGACAATTAGCCATCCTAAAATAACAACCTCAGGCACAGTTGCAAGCACAGCAGAGGGTGGCGCACCTAGCGAAACAGGTATGGTGAGTTCATATGTAAATGCAACAGTTGCTAAGTTTGCAGGATTACAACGTTACAGCGTTGAATTGCTAGAACGTTCATCACCAGCATTTTTTGAAGCTATGCTAGAAAATATGACACGTGCATATAACAAAGCAACCGATGCAGCTGTAATTGCAGAACTTACTGCATCAGGTACACAAGCAGCCGCAGTAGCCGCATCATCTGCCGGTATTATTTCTTATGTATCTACAGAGTCACCAGCTGCATATAGCGCAACAGGTGAGCTTGCTACACGTTATATTGCAGGTACATCACAATGGTCATTATTGCTAAGCGCAACTGATACCACCGGTCGTCCAATTTACAATGCACAACCAAACAATCAAAACCCAGGCGGACAAGCAGCACCTACATCATTACGCGGTAATGTGCTAGGACTTGATTTGTATGTTGATCCAAACGTTGTTGCAACAACTATTGATGAATCAGCATTTATTGTTGTGCCATCAGCTGTAATTATTTATGAATCACCAGTGCTACGACTAAGCACTAACGTTGTTGTATCTGGCGAAATAGAGACAATGGTGTACGGATACCTAGCAACAAAAGTATTAGTTGCAGGAGGCGTACGTAGATTTAACTTAACCTAATCAGTTAGTTATTTATATCCTGTGGGGTTTGGTAGCCCTAGCCCCACAGGGCTTTTTTAGAAAGGTAGTAATGGCAGCTACATATGTGACTGTTGCAGAGCTAAGAGCTAATCTTGGTATTGGTAGTTTATATACCGATGCGACTGTAGAAGAGTGCTGCCAAACAGCTGAGGACATAGTAGATGCTTATTTGTGGTACAACTACGCACCAGTAATTGCATCACAAATTAGCAATAATACAGCGACATTAGTTTTAGCAAATCCTGGTTTATTTGTAGTAGGCCAAAGCGTAACTGTAACGCTAAGTGGCAGTACCTATAACGGCTCATATACATTAACTGGCGCCTTTCCTGGTACATCGGTGCCAATGAGTATTAACAGTGCATTAATTACAACATTTCAATTTAGCAACCAGCCGACAGGTTACTCTTACATACAATATGCCAAAACAGCTAGTGATGAGGCAATGCATTACATTAGACCATACGGCACTGTTAAAGGAGCCTTTCATCAAACATCTTACGCTGCGACCCCAGCCATACGTGAAGCTGCCATGATAGTAGCTGTAGATGTATGGCAAGCCAGACAAGTTTCACAAACTGGTGGGGTAGGCATGGATGGGGTTACTGCCAGCCCTTATCGCATGGGCTATCAGCTGATCAATAGAGTGCGTGGCCTCATCCAGCCGTATTCCAATCCAAATACGCTTGTAGGCTAACATGCCAGCCGCAATCACTACATTACGTGGCACACTAGCAACAGATTTAGCAAATGCTGGTGTGTGGTCAACATTTGCGTATCCGCCAGCAACATTACTTGCCAACGCGGTTGTAATAACACCTGGCGATCCGTATTTAGTGCCAACAAACAATGATCGTACAATTATTGCACCATTAGCCAATTTTAAGATATTAATTACAAAGCCAGCATTAGACAATCAAGGTAATTTAGCAGGGATGGAAGATTACATATTAGCGGTTGTAACAAAATTAGCAGCATCTACATTAGACTTAAATATATCTAGTATTTCAGCACCGCAAATAGTAGCTGCTCAAAGTGGCGATTTATTGGTGTCAGAAATAACAGTATCAATACTAACGAGTTGGAGTTAACACAATGTCAACACTTACACCAGAGGATTTAGCCTTTCTAAAAAAGATTGGCCAAATAACAGATAAACCAGCACCAGCACCTAAAGATAAAGATAAGGAGTAACAATGGCCGTATTTCTCAATAATGCCGCAGTCGTTACGCTAAACAGCGTTGATATTTCAGCGTATGTCACAGCTGTAACGATTAATCAGTCATTTGACGAACTTGAAATAACAGCTATGGGAGATACAGCCCACAAGTTTGTCAAGGGATTGGAAGCATCAACAATCACGCTCGATTTCTTGAATGACAACGCAACTAGCGCAACCATACAGACACTAAGAGCTGCGTATGGCACAACTGTTGCATTAACAATCAAACAGACATCAGCTGCAACCAGCGCAACAAATCCACTTTATAGCACTACAGTGTTAGTCAATAACCTACAAAACGTAAATGGATCAGTGGCAGATGTATCTAGCCAAAGCATCACATTTACATGCAATAGTGTTATTACAGTTTCTACATCCTGAAAGGTTAAACAATGGCAAAGCTACGCGTCACTAGGGTTACTGGCGAATCTACAGAACATAAGATTACACCAAGTGTTGAGTATGCATTTGAGTTGAAGTATGGCGCAGGTATATCTAAAGTCCTACGCGATCACGAACGAGAAACCGAGATTTATTGGCTTGCTTGGGAGTGCTTGCGTAGGGCAAATATAACTGTACCTGTTTTTGGTATTGAGTTCATAGATACTTTAGAAACAGTAGAGGTGCTAGACGAAGAAAAAAAATAATTAGGCGGGATTCTTTAACCTACAGTATTGCAGCACTAGCTATAGAAACACAGATACCGCCGAGCGAGTTTATTAACATGGATTCGGATATGTACCAGGCAATTATGCAGGTGTTAAAAGATCGAGCAGAGAGGGTCAAAAATGCCAGTCGAGGTCGTAGGCGTTAAAGACGTTGTTAATGGCCTTAGTTTTTTTGACGAAGACACTCGCATCAAAGTTGCAGCTGCTATTGATCCATTAATGCGTGATGTGGCTAATATGGCTAAAGGTTATGTGCCTGGCAATACTGGCGTATTAAGTGGCTGGGCTAAGCCATTAGAGTCAGCTGTTAATTACAGGCCATTCCCAAAATATAACGCTAGTGAGGTAAAAGCAGGTATTGGATATAATCCTGGCAAAAACACAGCTAGTAAGAATGGCTGGCAAGTAAGTCAATATGTTTATAATGTAAGTAGAGCTGGATCAATATATGAAACTGCTGGCAGATTAAATCCTAATGGCAGAGCAACATTTACATTTAAGCATGAAGGCAGCGGCACTTACACATTAGCATCGCCAAAAAGTAAAGCATTAAGAGATTATCAAAGCAATAACCCATTTGCTAGTCAGCAATTTATTGCTGCATTAGAACCAGTTACTAAACCTGCCAGAATACCTGGCACACGTGGTGCTGGTGGTCGTAAGCAACAAGGTCGATTAATTTACAAAGCATGGGCTAAAACAAGCCCTAAGGTTTATGAAGCAATATTAAAGGCTATAGATAATAGTGCTGCAACATTTACTAGACGCACAGAAATTAAGAAGGTGGCATAGTGGCAAATATTTATGTAGCAGCGTCGGCTACTTGGAATGGTAAAGCATTAAAAAAGGCTAAAAAAGATGTTGATGTATTTGACAAACAAATTAAAAATTTTGCAAAAACATTTGGTGCTGCATTCTCAGCAAGAGCACTTATGCGATTTAGCAAAGCAGCTGTAAATGCATTTGCAGAGGACCAGAAAGCGGCTAAAGCATTAGAGCAACAATTAAAAAACACAGGGTTTGCATTTGCTACAACACCTATTGAGCGATACATAGCAAATTTACAAAACGCTACTGGCGTGGTAGATGATCAATTAAGGCCAGCATTTCAGCAATTATTAACTGTTACTGGATCAATTACAAAAAGTCAGGATGCGTTAAACACAGCATTAAATGTATCAGCAGCAACAGGCAAATCATTATTAGAAGTTACAGCTGCATTAGCCAAAGGGTTTGCAGGACAAACAACAGGATTAAGCAGACTTAACGCAGGATTAACTAAAGCCACATTAAAAACTGGCGACATGGACAAGATACTAGGTGAGTTGAACAATAAGTTTGGCGGTCAGGCTCAGGCTAGATTAACTACTTATGCTGGCAAAATCGATTTACTACGTGTCAGATCAGAAACAGCCAAAGAGATTATTGGTGAAGGCATAGTAGATGCGCTGACTACACTGGCAGATGATAAAACCATAGATAACCTAGCAACTAGCATGGAAGATTTTGCTAAAGCCACAGCTGATACAGCTAGGGGTATAGCAGTAGTAGTAGATAAACTTAAGAGCGTACCTGGCGTTAGCAAGTTATTTAGCATAGAAGCAATACCAGTAGTAGGTGCTTATCTAGGCGCATTTAGAGATATTGGCGCAAGAAGTAGAACACAAACAGATCGTGGTGGCCAAGAACGCACTATGGGTCGTATATTAAAAGCACAAAGACAACAGGAAATTAAAGCAGGCAAAGAATTACTGTCATTAAAAAAGCAAGAAGTTATTACGCTCAAAGGAAAGACGGCGGTAGATAAATTACGAGATCAATTTGACATTGAGCGCATTGGCTTAACTAAAGCACTTAATGAAACTACAGATGCTGAAACTAAATTAAGACTGCAAGCAAAGTTAGCAATATTAGATAACAATGAGGCATTAGCAAAAAAAATATTAGCGGAGTTAGAAGCTGCAAGGGCAGCGCAAAAATTGGCAGAGGATGCGCTAGCAGGAGCTAAAGCATTGGCAGCACTTGGCACATTTGATCCTTCTAGGTTTAGGCGTGGTGAAGAAGCATCTATGTTGACATTAGTGCCATTGTTAGCAGGTTTAGGTGGTTTAGGCGGTGGCACAGGTAGAGCAGCTGCCGCAAGTGAAATAACAGGCACAATGGGTGGCGGCATATTTGATCCTAGTTTTGTAAGACGTGGCGAGGAACGATCAATAGCTGAGTTGAAAATAACTGTAGATACACAAGCCACAGGCGATAGATTTGCAGCTCTTATAGCTGAAAGCCTACAGATAGCACAAAAGTCTGGCGTATCTTATGGTATTGCAGGTGGTTTGTAATGCCAGTGCCTACGGTAAATGCATTTATTAATTTTGGAACAGGCCCTAGTTTTGCACAGGCGATGATATTAGATACAGGATTATTAGATTTTAATATTTTGGCAGATGCAGCATCTTTAATTGTTGACGTGTCAGATCAAGTAAATAAAATTGAAACTAAACGTGGTCGTAATGCACTTAGCGATCAATTTCAAACAGGCACATTGAGTTTACGCATAATAGATCAAAATGGCGATTTCAATCCACAAAACGCATCTAGTCCTTATTACAGCTATTTGACACCAATGAAAAAAGTGCAGATCACAGCAACTCACAGCAGCGTTACTTATCCTATATTTGCTGGCTACATTACAAGTTATGTAACAACATATCCTAGAGATGCAGAGGATGTTGCTTATACAACAATACAAGCTGTAGATGCATTTAAATTAGCTTACAATGCACAATTAAGCACAGTTACAGGTGCAGCTGCTGGCGATTTGTCCGGCACCAGAATAGGTCAAATTTTGGACGAAATTGATTACCCTAGCACTATGCGCGATATAGATGCAGGTTTAACTACTGTGCAAGCTGATCCGGGCACTAACAGAACTGCGCTACAAGCTATGCAAACTATTGCAGATTCTGAGTACGGCGCGTTATATGTAGATGAGCAAGGCCATTTTGTGTTTCAAGATAGAAATGTTACAGCTGGATCAATAGGTGACACAGCTACAGTGTTTAATGACGATGGCACAGGTATAGCGTACGCAGATGCACAATGGATATTAAACGATGTATTAATTTTTAACAAAGCCACAATTACGAGAGTTGGCGGCACAGCACAGGTTGCAACAAACCAAGACTCTATTGACAAATATTTTTTACATAGTTATTTTTTAGACGGCTTGCTCATGCAAACTGATGCCGTAGCTTTAGAGTACGCACAGGCGTACGTGGCAAGCAGAGCTGAGACATCGATACGTGTAGATTCTGTAACCCTAGATTTGTACACACCCAATTATGACAGCGGCATAGTTGCAGCATTAGATTTAGATTTTTTTGACCCGATTACAGTAAGCACCACACAACCGGGTGGCAGCACATTAAGCAAAACATTACAGATTTTTGGGGTAGCCATGAATATAACCCCAAATAGTTGGCGTACTACATTCACGACATTAGAGCCGGTTATAGATGCATTGATCCTAAATAATAGCATTTATTCTACTTTAGACTATAATGTCCTGAGTTATTAAGGAGTATTGATGGCAAAACAAACCTTTACATCTGGTCAGGTTCTGACAGCTGCACAAATGACCAGTTTGCAGCAAACCGCTATGGGCGGTGGATCACCAAATCAAAAAATAGCCTCTTATGTTTTAGTCGCTGCCGATGCTGGCACTTGCATACAGATGAACAGTTCATCAAGCACAAGTATTACAGTCAATACAGGTTTGTTTAGCGCTGGCGATAGTGTGCAACTACAAAATATAGGTAGCGGTGTAATGACTGTTACTAGTGGTACGGCAACAGTTAACACAGCAGGTAGCGCAGCAGTATCGCAATATGATGGCGGATTTTTATATTTTACATCTACAAGTAGCGCAATATGGTTTGATTACACACAATCAGGGTTAACTAATCCACTAACTACAACTGGGGATATGATTTATAGCTCTGGTGGTACAACAGCAGCTAGGTTAGCAATAGGTAGCACTGGACAGACTTTGGTTGTATCAGGTGGTATCCCTGCTTGGGCAACACCTTCAAGTGGTGGTATGACTTTATTATCCACCAACACAGCAAATGGTTCTGCAAGTTATAGTTTTACTAGCATCAGTAGCAGTCACAAACATTTACTTATTGTCGGAAGTGGCATAAGAGGTGCTGACACAGTTGGCCGTGGTATGACATTCACACTGAACAATGACACTGGTCTTAATTACAATGGTGCCAATCACGGCACGGATGGTCTAAGTGGTAGTGTAAATGGTAATCACGTCAATTTGGGCGGTTTTATGCCCTTTGCTACTGATGGAACTAGTAGGTATGGTAATTTTGAATTAATTATTTACAATTATGCTGACACCGCTTATCATCCAATGTTTGCAACTGCTATGGCAACACCAAACGGCAGTTTATACATTATCAAAGTTGCTGCACAATATAACAGTACAACTGCAATTTCAAGGGTTGATTTATCAAGTGGTGCAGGTATATCAATCGGCACATTCAAATTATTTGGAGTAAGTTAAAATGGAAAAAATCTATATTACAGAAGCAAACTGCAAAACCAATGAAATTGTAAAAAGAGAATATACAGATGCTGAATATGCACGGCATAAAGCAGAACAAGAAGCAGAGGCGCAAAAACAAGCAGAGGCCCAAGCAAAGGCGGAAGCCAAAGCAGCAGCACAGGCTAAGTTAACAGCGTTAGGTTTAACTGTTGAAGATTTGCAGGCGCTGGGCTTATAGCACAATTTTACAAAATTATGCCTAAACCTTTCCTATGTGCAGCTGGCAAACAATTACGTGAGCAAATTAATACCTGGTATCCAAATCGCAGCACTACCAGTGATGGGTGGTCTGGTGATGCTCGTCATTCCGCCAGAAAATCTGATCATAATCCAGACTGGACCGATGAGGGAATTGTCCGAGCCATTGATATTGATTCTAGCTTGGATTCATCCAACCAACTGTCAATATATTTGGCTGACCAAATCAGAATCTGTGCAAAAACCGATAAACGTATATCTTACGTAATTCACAATAGGTTTATTGCATCAAAAATTATGGCATTCA